TATGACACTCATGGTTATTTAAGCCATGGATGTACAATCAATCCCTTACGGGATTGCCAGCATACCATCACGTGATGTTAGTACTCAGTAGTTTATAATAACCTACTTATGCCTCTATAGGCTACGTACTAACTGTGTCAACAAATGTTGTCACAAGGTATGCGTCCACCCTCGATTCAGCACGATACGTCGAGAGACGTCTCTAACTGTATTAGAGGAACTACCTGTGTAATAGTTGCAGCTTCGCAGCCGCAGCCTAAGCACAGACTCCAAAACATGATTCCAATCATGGTGAACGGGTTTTATCCCGTCCTCTTGGAGACGCCAGACAGCATTAACGTAGACTTGAAACCTGCGACTCCAATATGAGTCACTCCAGGCTTGATAGTCTGACGATACGTATTCAGCAATACCACCGTGATCTGGGTTATTGGTCAATAAGACCTTTCGCCCATAACGATGATAAAACCGTTTACGCAGTGTCTGGTATGTAGTCAAAGCAGCCTCAGTATAACCCGCTATGCGCAAGCGCATAGCAAGATCAGACAGGGACTGCAATCCAGTTATATGTTCGGCACTAGTCGTTGTTTTCCAGCGGAGCGGAGTGACGTTGACGCCGTTAAAAGCATCAACTCCACAAGACTCCCGGAATCCTCCTCGCCAAAAGGATTTATCCTTATTAACGAGCAAACCGAATGCTTCCAAGTCGTCAACGACGCCCTGGGCACATTCAGTAGGAACTATAATGTCATCCCCGAACACGAAAACAGCACCCGGTTGATGAAACCGCTGGCGCTGTAATGATGCAACACATATGGCCCAGAAGACTAGGCTTTGTACAGGAAACGTTGTTGCGTTCCCCATAGGAGCGTAGCAATTAATGTCCGCCCGAATGTTGGCAAAGTTGCCTATTTTCGGAATGACAACCTTCTGAGCTCGACAACACCCGAAATACTTGTACTTCTCACCAAAGAGATACTGTACAAGCGGTTCAGATATACGGTCAGACGCCTCTTTCATATCTAACGTAGCATAACGCCGCGTTTTTGACGATAAGAGAGCTATCTTTCCGTTAACCGACTGATCGTCGAAGAAGATGTGGCCTTGCGGCCACGGTCCTCGACAACGACGGTGGAGCAGAATAATCCGCTCCAGCTGCCGACGCAAACCTTGTTGAAGCCAAATAGCTTCAGCAGGATGAACACAAATGAGGCGCGGTCCACGGCTGTCCTTTGGGACAGCAATGAGCTTAGCCTCAATTATGTCTGAATACTCCAGTTCCGTATGTTGAGAACAATGGTCTGCATTAAAATACAGACTATAGTAATCGCTATACGGATAGAGGTACTCTATGGTAGAGTATCTCTTCTCCCACCTGTCTTTACAGGTGGTTACTGCTCCTGGCCCATGCATAGGAATCACTTCTTTTGCATGAAGCAAGGACAGAACCGACTGGCAGTGTTGGCGAGCGCTGTCAAGACAGCTTGGGGATTGTCTACTAAGACTGTTCCCAAACTGCCCAACAGTATGATTAACTTCAAGAAATGTCTTGAAGCTTTTTTCGGTTGTTTCATTGTCATGTGTTACTTCGGCTTTATAGCAGAACAGCAAAAGCTGACGAAGATATCGCAGTTGTACTGGGTCCTTAACGGATCCAGCTGCGAGTCTCCTCATCCATACCGGGAATATATCAAGATTGGGCTCACGCCCAAACTCAATACATCCTAGTATGTGCTTTTCTAGCTTAGGAGCCTCGGTTAGGCACCATTGCAGTCCTTCATAAGACCCTCGTATTTCAGAGAATCCTGAGAGACTAGCAATATCTGCTAGCAGGCTAACGTATGTATGTTCAATAGCATGCATATTATTTGGAATACCAACTAGCCCGACTGTGGATTATGTAGTCCACAGACAGGCGAGCCGATCTGCAGACTAGTACAATCTGTGAAAAGAACAACAGAATAATGGGGGTTACCCCACTTATTTCTCGTTGTTCAGCACATTAACGACGAAGTTCGCATCCGCCACAACTGCTTTAAACGTAGCAATGACATTGTCAAGCTGCGCTTGGGTAGCTGTTTCGGGAACTGCGATGACGAAGTAAGCAGAAGTAGTAATACTCTGCAGACCAGCGTCCACGTCTGTGCGATCAACTCGACCGGTATACCGTTTTCCGGCAACTTTCGTTGCTGAATCAAGGTACTCCTGCGATTTGATAATCAACTTATCCGGAGTATTAACTCCGCGAGCAGTTGATTGTCGTTCAGAAAGTTCCTTCAAATCGAAGGTTTTCTTGAACACGATTGTATTGAATGTCAGATCGGCATTCATGGTTGGTATTTTATTTTGTTGTTAAAACTAGCAATGAAGACTAAGACTTTTTCAATTTCTTAGTCGTTATGACGAGCTCTTCACGTGAAGACCTCGGTGCAAACCTAACGAGTGATGAGATTTCTCCCATCATCCGTTTGATTGTATCAAGATCGCTGTTAGGGATGAAGTTAAGGAACTTCACTACTTCGGCGATTTCTTCTAGTGATATGTCTTTTTTGCAATATGTTACCATAAATGGTAACATCCACAATGGGACATAAGCCCGTTTCTTAGTATTTGGATGCATATGCTTCCTTATATTAGACTATCATTGCTACTATCGATTCGAGCGACTATCGACGAAATTTCGTCAATTGTTGAGCTATCAGAGCAGCCGAAATAGCTGCCTGATTTTTTCCGAATCGCGGTTGCCATCTGACGGAAAACCCGTCAGCCGCAACAAGAGACCTCTCGTAGTGAGAGAACTCTGCTGTGCCTAGAGTGCTAGAAAACAAGACATGCCCATCACAAGGACTTTTCCTGATGATCGATATGTCAGTAGCTAGCTTATAGGTAAAGGAGCGCGTGAAACTTACGATGTGATAAGGGGAAAACCCCACAATCCTATCTAAAGTATCTAGCACTTCTTTCAGATCAAACAGCCAATCAACGACAAAAGAGAAAGGAACTTTCTCCCAAGCGAGCCTGGCAGGTGACGTTGCAAACCTCGATATGAGTGCATCCAGACCTCCAAAAAAGGCGGAATGATACTTAGTCACATGAGGTTTGACCACAAGAACATATCTAACAGACGGAGCGAGTAGAACTCGACCCTGAATGCCCCATTGAGACACTGTGTAACCGTTCATTACGGCTGGCAGAGTCTCAGTAGTGTCGCAAGACGCCATCCCTTCAGCTATAGAGCTAAAGCGTGACGCCTCGTTATCGATATGTCGTTTAACATCAGCTTTCAGTTTTGGCAAGTACTTTAGGATCGACTCGAAGTCTGAAATAATGGGAGAAATCCCAAATTTCCAGGCTAAGTATGTCGAACTTGAAGTACGCAACAATGGGCGAACACGGTTCCATAGAGGTGCAGACGTACCTACAATGTGGGGGATATTACTTCCCACATTGACGGAGCGAAGGATCGTATTTTTACGTACAATCTTTCCAAGTCTGGACACACTAAGTACTAATGTCGTTATTGATGGCCATATCTGATTAGCCTCGACGATATTGAGAAGAACGTCAGCTTTAAGCTGCCGCGCTTTCTCTTTAACCTTCGCTTTTAGCGAAAGTTCGTCGATAGCCGATGTGTTGATAATCCATTTGTGGGGAGGAGACGTATCACTTGATACGTTGAATGGCGTGAAGTATTCGAGACCACCGTTGGCGAAACTAGTCCAATAAGGACCAGCGCCAACGTCGGTAACGACTCCATACACACCCCCAAGGTTCTGCGCCCATAAGTAATCTGTATAGTTAGCAAAGTCCGTAATAGTACGTCTTCGCTTCCTATGTAGACATTTATGGGGTTCGCCTTTTCCCAACGCGTCTACCATCCGCTCAGATATCTGATCGGTGGCGACGTTGTGCGACGAAAAGTTCGTCGTAGTGTTACTGGAAACACCATTGCATCTGAGGAAAACCTCATTTGCAGAGATGCCGTTCCAGACACTGCTTTTGTTGATTATCGTTCTTGTTCTAGTTCTCATCAGAGATAAA